AGATAATTTTGATAAATTTCCCATACTAAAATTGATTCAGCTTGTTCAATACCATCTCTAACACCACCACCTACTAGTACTATTAGTTTATCTATTTCTGGGTATTCTTTTAGGGCTTCTTCAACAACTTGAAAGTGACCTGCTGTTGGTGGCTTAAAACCACCAGCATATAAAGCTACTACTTCTTGTTTATCCTCATTAAGGATACCATCTACTAGATGTTTTGTTAATTCGTTCATGAACGTAAGAAATTCTGTAATTTACTTTGAGCCTCGTCTTTTGATACAGTATAGGCAAGTATACTTTCTAAAAAATCATCATTTAACATAGCTTGAATTTCAGCATTCAATTCAGCTTTTTGTTTATCAGATTTTTCTTGTTGAGCTGGTGTTTTCGGTTTTGTATTTTTAGGAGCAAAAGGCTCTAAATAGGTTTGAAGTATATCTTCAATATCCTCTATTTTATTACCTTCTAATGTATTAGCTACTGCTGTGAAATTGCTACCAAATAAATCAGCATAAGGTTTTAGATTATCTGTTACACCTTTCCAAGTACGCATTACAATAGCAGGTGCTAAACTTCTATCTTCGCCACCGGATTTTTCGAATCTATCTTGGTTTTGCTTAAGAGAACGTTCTAGATCAGTATAAACATAAAGCATAAATACATCGTATCCCGCTTCCTCTAATTGTTGTTTTAATTCTGCTGTTTTTTTAAATGAAGCAGCTGTACCATCTAAAACAAAGGATTGTTTACCATCTATTACACCTTGTAGCTCACCCTTAAATTCTTTGTTAGCTGCAGCCATTGCTTTAGCTTGCTCACTTCTTTCCTCAGGAGTAGCATTTTTTAAATCTAAAGTGACGTTAGCTTGTTTAAGTTTATCAATGAATACATTATCTATATTCATAATTTTTAAACCTCCTAAATCTAATCCTTTTAAGATAGTACCTTTACCAGCACCAGGGGCACCAGCTAGTATGATAGCTTTAGGTTTCCCCTCTACTTCATTTAAAAGTTGTACTAATGAAATCATAAACGCGCGTTTACAATAAATATACGAAAAGTACCCTTAATCTCCAAGCACTCGCTTGGCTGATGTTCTGAATTTAGTAAATGCTGGTTTGTGAGTTGGGTTCTCTAAATCAAACAATTTTTTAACTGTCATAAAGATATCAAGATTTTCTTCTTGACTACGATTTGATTCATACATCTCCCACCCTTTACCTTGTATTTTACCTTCTTTAGGACCACGCTTAGATGATTTTAACCATAAAACACCATAATGGTCTGGAGTGATACCAAAACATTCTTCGTAACATTTACCATAAACAGCAGTTTGAAGATCATATGTTGTTTGAAGGTGGTTAGATGTTTTAAAATCAATAATCCAAATTTTACCGTCAATTCTACAAACCATATCACAAGTACCTGCTACTTTAAGCTCATCTGAGAATAAATGTACTTCAGTCTCGATTAATTCAGGTTGATATTCTTCCCAAAAATCAACAAATCTAAGGAACATCTGCCAAACGAGTGTATCGTATTGTGGGTGTCCTGATTTAGATAAGAAATTTAATTCTTTACCATTAAGGTAATCCTCGATCATCTCATGTGTCTCAGTACCTTGATCAGCTGCTTTACGTACAATGTGCTCGGAAGCATATCCTACTTTTTTCAACCAATCTTCAAAGAATTTACCTTTTGGGTAAGCTCCTAAAACATAAGTGATAGATGGATAAAATTCGCCATTACGTTGGTAATAACGAGAGTCGGGCATAGTAATTTGTTTAGCATCATCTGATACTTCCAAAATACGTTTGTAAGAATTCTTTAGAACTTTCTTACTCATACAAATTGTAATTTTTTAGCCATTAAACCATATTGATCTAATGGAGTTGTTTTCTGGATAAGGTTAGTAATAGCTTTAAAGCCCATTTCTGATGGGTCTTTATCTTCTAAATCTACTAAATATACTTCTTTACCTTCATCCATTAACTGTTCACAAAACTTAACGGCATCTTTTTGAGCGTCTTTATCTAAAGCTATATATATTTTTTGTACCTGTGAGGTAACAATTTTTTTCATTAATTCTCTCTGAATGTGCTTACCTAAAAGTGGTATAGCATTTCGTTTTACAGCCAAAGCATCAAACATACCTTCAACTAATACTAGTGGAGATGACCAATTTATAAACAATTCAAATGGAACTGTATCTTTACTCATTGGAGGGTTTTTATACTTAACTGGGCTGTGTTCATTAAAATTACGAGCCACAAAATAATTTAGGAAACCTTCGTGGGAATACGACGGTATTATAATCATTTTATCATAGACACCACCATCGCAATAACCAATATTGTAGCGCAGTATATCGGCTTTAGTTACGTTACGACGTTTTAAATAAGCTAATGCTTGTCTACCAGTCATATCACCTTTAGATATATCTACAAAAGGTTTAAATTCTTTAGGTAGATTAATTGCCTCTACTTTTCTAGTATTATCTCTATAGTCTTTATAAGAGACATGCTTTTTAATTTCAGCAATCTTATCATCTGGGGCTTTAGCTTGTTTTAGTAAAGTAACTAGATTAGTACCTTTTTTATTACATACCCAACAGTGCCAAGGATTCTTTTGACCATCAGTAAAGTTAACCTCTAATTTAGGTTTTGAATGGTGGCAAAACGGACAGTGGTAAGCTTGGTTACCTCTGGCTGTTGGTTTACCTGCTCCTAGAACAGAGTTAACTATGTTTACTAATAAATGGTTTACCATATAGAGGTAAATGTAATAACCTATTTTTAGGATTCAAAGTCTTTTGTGAAAAACTTACCAAGGATATTATCGTTGAAGAATTCTTCAGGTTTTTCTAACACTTGGTAAACGAATAACGCTTTTGTCTCTTCGTAAGTTAATAACTTTTTTGAGGGAGCCAAAGTTAAGATTTCACGTTTAAAGTTTTCTTTAGGTTCGGATTTTAGAAGTTCTAGAAGGTATTTGTTTGAACCCCAATAATCTTTCCAATCCGATTCTTTTACTACTTGTTTGTATGTAGGTTTTCTACCTTTAGTTCCTTCATATAACGCTAAATCTTTTTTACCTAATTTAGCTTTACGAGTAAATTTTAATACTTTTTTACCTATATACATTTTACCACTTGGGATGTGGGTAACTCTATAAGTAAAACCAAAAGTTGAAGGAGGGAAATCCTCTACCGAGGTCATTACCTCGCCTTGATATAACCAATTCATAAATTAGGATTTAATTAAATAAGTAGTCACTATAAAATCACCAGTTATAGGTAATTGATTTAGTGCTTCTGAAGCTGATACTGGGGTATCAAAAAATGCTACATTAGGGTCTCCAAATGAAACAAATTCTCCTGTAGTAGATAGATAAGTTCTAAAATTTTCTGATACTGTATATTTTATTTCTGTAGCCATAATTTATTTTTAAATATTAGTCCATAGGATCACCATGGAATGCTAATAAAGCTCTATCGTATGAATATGTTACTTCTAACATTCCCCCAGCCATTAACTTATCACTAGGAATAAAAGAAGAATTACCTGCATTACTATCCTGTTGGAATTTGTATCCCCCTAAGTCTCCAGCACCAGTTGCTAAACGAGTATAAGTTACGGCTGCATTGTATGGTGTAGCACTAAATTGTAATCTTTTATTAGTACCACCTGAAGTATCGGATGTGTCGGTAGCACCCGGGAATATTACAGTACATTGGAAATCTTTAGTATATAAATCAGCTTGGAACCCAAATCTTAAACCTGAGGTATTATTGGCTCCTGAGTATACTACAAGTGTACCACCATTAATATCATCTAAAGCAGGTGTTGATACTCCATTTATAATTGTAGGAGAAGCTGTAGATCCTGCAGTTGTAGCATATACTCCACTAGTATTAGAAGAACCACTTGTACCTGATGAACCTGAGGTTCCTGATGAACCATTATTGCCGGAGGTTCCTGATGAACCATTATTGCCGGAGGTTCCTGAAGAGCCACTATTACCTGAAGTTCCAGATGAACCTGAAGTTCCTGAAGAGCCACTTCCTGAGGTACCTGAAGAACCATTTCCTGAGGTACC